CGTCAAAGAGTTGGGGGTCGTTAGACGTTGGTGGCTCCTGGGGCGGCAGCGCGAGCGAGGCGCGAAAGTCATCACTGGTCACTTTTTCGCCTCTTCCGTCAGCGCCAAGTGGTTGGCGTGTGCCCGCACCGCTTCATCAATCGCTCTTCGTGCATCGGAGATGCACTCGTCAAACTGATAAGACGGGGCCTCTTGGTAGCCAGCACTCCCTAGCCGTTCACACGCCCAGGAGAGTGCTTTTTCCTTCGCCTCGCGTTCAGCCTTCACGAGCGCTGCGCGCACAGCATGTATCGGCATCGTGCCGGTGTAGAAGGGGTCAGCGGGCATCGTCGTCTCCTGTCTCAGGTGGCGCGGGGAGGGGCATCCAGTGGGTCGGCTGTCCATCATCGTCGCCTTCCATGCCGTCATTCGCCCAGCGCTCGTGGTAGATGTCCCAATACACGTCGACCGGCCACTCAAAACGGCTCGGCCACCACACAAGGATCGACATGGGCCTCCCATCTAGGAGCGTGCCACGCGGAGCCGTCTCGATAAGCTGCCACGCTCGCGATGCCACGGTGGCTCCCTTGTGCTTGGCGTCAAGCTCTAGCGCCAACACGCGGGCTTGGGCGACGGCTAAATCGGCGGCGAGCACCTCGCGGACTGTGGCGAGCTGCTCCAACGCCGCCGCGCCCGCGAGACACGCCTGGGCATCCCTCGAGAGGTCAACCGCGAAGTCGTCACGCGCCCGCGCCGATTGTGCCGCGTAGCAATCCGCCATGCCGCGCAGCCGTGTGATGTGATCGGTCATCTTTTAGCCTCCCCAAACACCCGCGCGAGCAAGTCGCGCAGCGTCCCATCCGTCACGCCGGTAGGCGTCGTCTGCAACACGCGATAGCCGGCCAGCTGGAGCAGGTTGAACTTTTCCATGTCGTCGAGTTGCGCGCGGCCGCCACTGTGCCCGCCGCGCCGGCCCCAGATGCCGCCCTGCACTTCCACGATCAGCGCCGCGGACATCCACAGCAGATCCGCGCGAAAGCGCCGGCCAGGAATCGGCATGATCTCCGCGAGCGGCTCCGGCCACCCCGACTGCCGGCAGATCGCCGCGACGATGGGGTGATAGCGGTTCGCGCTCATTTCACGCTCCGCACCACGGCGCGTCGATACGCCTTCAGCGCGGAGGCGTGGCGCGCCTTCCACATCTCGACGAAGTCCAGCGCGCGATCCGACTCCGCGCGCTCCCCCCCTCGGAACTGGTGCGCCATCATCGCGATGCTATTCAGGATCGCGCTGTTGAGCGTCTCGGTGATCCGCGCCTTGGCTCGCGCTTCCGCTGTGAGTTTCATTTCGGCCCCACCTTGGCGCGCGTGGCTCTCGCGGCGCGGCGATACGCCTTCAGCGCGGCGGCATACCGTGCTTTCCAGTACTCGATAAAGGCCTCCGCACGATCCATCCGCGCCTTGGCGCGCGCTTCCGCTGTGAGTTTCATGGCTGCCCCTCTTTGGCGCGCTCGGCCGGGTGGCGGAGCATCACGCACTCCCCCGCGTACTCGCACAGGTCCGGCCGTGTCACCAGCCGGCCACACATGCACGGCTGGGGATTCGCGCCCCGCACATCGAAGTGTCATTTCGGAGCGTGAATGGCCCCCACGGCTCATGCAGCACGTAGACGCCGGGATGTAGTGTCACCGCAGCGGTGTCGGTGTCGATGGTGATTGAGGGGTTAGCGGGCATCGTCGTCTCCTGTCATAAGCGCATTGTATGCATTGCGATATGACGCGATTCTGTCGACATAGAACTGACGATCTGGCGCGTAGTAGATCGGGTCCTCGAGAAGTACGGCGGTATCACGTTTGATCTGGAGAAAAAAGAGCTCCTTGAGCGGCAGATCCGCGTAGGTGAGTGCTTTTGGGGCGCCAAAATCAAAAACGTCCTGGTCCATGCCTGAAATCCCCTAAATTGGTTTACCAGATTGGCTTAGGAGCTACGAACAGCTTGTAGCCTGGAGTCTACCATCTACCAATCTGGTCGAGGCTCCTAAGCCAATCTGGACGTTAATCGCGGGGATCCAAAGGATCCAGATCTTTGTAGCTAGGCGCGACTCCGTGCTTTTCTTGTATGCGGGCCACCCCCACCATGCTCGTTAATGTGTAGAGCATCGTTTTGATAGCTCCCGCAAATCCTGCTTTGTCGAGCAACGCTCTCGTCTCGGCTTCTTGTATCGCGCCGAGAATGGCATCATGCTGGGGTTGATCGTTTCCGAGCAACTGCGCAAGATCATAGATCAGCTTGCGGGCTTGCACGAAGTTTTGTAGGGTGATTTTCACAGTTGTTTACCCCGCCTTGAGCAGGCTCAGACGCTGCCGCACCGCTTTGCGGTAATCAGCCGTCTGGACGTGGTAGTGGTCGCCCAGGATCACGGCAATGACCCACGACCGACTAACGCCTGCCATGCGGGCATCGCGCTCGACCATCTGCTTCAGCTCCTTGAGCATCGTTGCGTGAGCGGTTTCGCGGCGCACGCCTGGGATGCGCGGCTGGCTCTGTCTATGCTTTTTCATTCCTGACCTTCTTTCCTGCTGGGCGCCAAAGCGTGTCCTCGAATATGCGGATACACCCGCCCGCGGTGCGGATGTATTCGACCTTGCCATCATCAATCCAGTTGTAGATCGTGCGCCTGCTGACTTGCGCCTTCATGCGTGCGTGCAGGATGGTGAGGAGCTTTCGGTCCGGCGATGGCGGCGTCATAGTCATGGCGCATCGACTCGCTTCGCGTGCACAGACTCGACGGTCCCTGAATTGATGCCCTCGTAGTCGTCGAGCGCGTGCTGGACGTAGGACCCGAGGTGGTGGTCGAAGTATCGACGCACTTTATCAAGGTCAGCAGCGGTTTCGACTTCGACGTGCACGACGATCTTGTAGATGTGCTTACTCAAGCAGGTCTCCTGCGGCAAACGTCTCGGGCAGGCCGATGCTCAGCGAGCGTGCTGCATCGACAACATAGCACGGGCAACCCATACGCTCGATTAACTGCTGATTCATCTCTGCGACATCCTTTGACAGCACGAGCGAACGGTGCCACGCAAAGTTTGAGATGCCGCCCGTGCGGTAGACCACCACGTGGGTGTTCACTCTTGCTCCTCTTTTTCGGGCTGACGCTTGCGCTGCGTACGAATGATACCGCACTTGTCGCACTTCCAACTGGCCTTGATCGGGTCGGTATCTGCAAACGCCGGGCGCTTGCCGAGCGTGTGCACCGCCTCGATGTCTGTGCGTTTGAGCACGCCGCCGCACTTGCAGCTCCGGTTCACAGCGCCCTCCACATCGAGCAAAACCTGCCTGACCCAGCAAGTGACCGATACATGCGGTAGCGTATGCTGGTTGCGGTCACACGTTTCGCTACGCGTGCGCGCAGAATGTGAAACCAGTTGTTTGTCATTGGCCCCTCGCCTCCGCGATGCGTCGATCCCAGTAGAGGTCCTCGGCGATCTCGTCGGCATGAATCAGGCGGTAGCGTTCGTCCTCGTAGGTGCCGAGCACGTCCCGCTCGTCGTCAGTGATGCCGTCTGGCTCGTCAGATTCGAGGCGGTTCGGGTTGCTCAGCGAGGGGCGGGCGTTCGACATGTAGAGCAGCACGTCGTAGGTGAATTCCCAGGCCTCGCGCAGGCCGTCGGGCGTATGCGCAAAGTCTTTCTTCTCGGCCGCAGGCCCGAATGTGACGCGGTAGAAGTCGTTCATCGTGTTGTTCATCATGACTACAGTGTAGCACGCGCTGTAAGAAAAGTCTAGTTTTTCCGCCTGATGTTGCGGGGACCTGGAACAACCAGGATCGTGTCTACGTGCTCGCAGCGCGGGCAGGCGTAGCTTCCGGGGTGCTCGGATAGCGGGTTCAGCAGGGCACCGTCGTGCGGGCAATGCTTGGCGATGATCTCGGAGACCGTGTTGGTTGCTGCTAGCTTCTCGCGTAGTGCGGCGACGGCCGCTCCGCAGGCTGCCTCGCGCTCCATCTGGGTCGACGGCGAGCCTTTGCCATCCGACACGTTGTGCGCATGGCGGATACGCATGTCGTCGAGGGTGTTGATGTGGCGCTCGAGTTGTTCACGGGTGGGCATTGTCATTCTCTTTTTTGAGGTTAACGGACGCGATCTTTTCTATCTCGGCTTCCATCGGGCCATTCGACCCAGACGCCCCGTGCATCAGCCATGAGGTAGCGTCGTGATTCCTGCTCCGCCTCCTTGAGCGAATCAAAAGAAGAGACAATCCGTTCCGAGTGGGATGTCGCAAAGTGCACGACTACTTTGAAAGGCTTCGTCTCAGTGGTTGTCATCATGGCTACAGTGTAGCACGCGCTGAAAGGAAAGTAAAGCGTTATGTACAGCAGAGCTAGAAAAGACGCTAGCTGAGTCTAGGGCCGTCTGGCGCGGTAGATGGCTAGAAAGCCTCTCACGCCCCAGCCCAGACGGCCCTAGACCAGCCAGAGAGCCGCTAGCTACATGTCTGGGCGCTGGGCGTCCATCGCCGCGGTGTTGAACGTGTCCGCGTCGTCTGAACCGGGCTCACGGGTCTCGCTCTTCGACTCGATCTGCTCGGCGCTGATCATCTGCACGGCCTCGAAGCTCTCCTCGCCCAGCTGCGCGTCGGTCTGACTGACCCAGCCGGCGTTCTCGACCCTGAAAATCTGGTGTGGCTTCGGGTCCAGCTTCACGCCAGTGGTGATACGGTAGCGGCCGGCGAACACCGACCGGTTGCGCATCGTGACGAGGCCCCACAAGTCCTTCGCCGTACGAAGGCCCGAGGATTTGAAGCTGAGCGCGATCATCTCGCGCTGCGGCAGAATGACGGCGATGAAGTCGCGGAACAGCGTCGCCTTCGGCTTGTCGTCCTTCTTGTTGCCACTCGAGCCCCACTGCATCGCCGGGTCGTCCATCGGCACGCTCGGACGCTTCACGCCACCGCCGTCGTCGATGGCGTAGAATTCCATCGCACGCAGCGGCATCTTGCGCAGCACCTGGACGATGACCTCGCGGCCGTAGACCTGCCCGGTCACCGAGTTGAACATGTCGCCAACGGTGAGGCCGGGAAGACGCGCCGGGTCGCCCTCGGTGACTTGCGGGCTGAGCGCCTGCGCGAGCGCGAGGCGTGGGATGTTGATGTCCGACTGCGCGGTGTTTTCGAGGCCGCGGTGGTCGCCCTTCGTGAGGTAGTCGGGCGCAGCCTCGAGTGCGGTCGAGGTCGGAACGGGCGCGAGTGCGGTGTTCTTGTCAGCCATTGTCATTTGCTCCTGATACGTGATTGTACGAAAATGGGCCGTTGTTCCTCATCGGCCAAAGGTTGAGACGCTTCCAGGGGGTGGGTTTCTATAAGTCGCTGGCTCGCTTACGCCTAGTGGGTTTTTATCGGCGCCTGACTCGCTTCGCGCTCGTGGGTTTCTTGCGATGCCTGACTCGCTAAGGACTGGTGGGTTTCTTTCTGCTTCTGGCTCGCTAGCGGCCACTGGGTTTCTACTGCCTCATGACTCGCTTCCCCTCATTGGGTTTCTTATCTGGCGTGGCTCGCTTGGGCGTGATGGGTTTCTAGAGGCCATTGGCTCGCTTTGGCTGGTGGGTTTCTTTCTGCTTCTGGCTCGCTAGCGGCCGCTGGATTACTGCTTGATGACTCGCTTCTCTACCTTGGGCGTATTCAACGCATTGACTGGGCTCGCTTGCCATCATTGGATTTCTTATCTGGCGTGGCTCGCTTCCACTTGTTGGGTTTCTACCGAAGGATGGCCCGCTAAAGGGTGATAGGTTTCTCCGCGGGTGTGGCTCGCTTGCAATCAATAGGTTTCTTCGTTCTGCTGACTCGCTTGCGTTCGTTGGGTTTCTTGCGAAGCTTGGCTCGCTTTGGCTCCGTGGGTTTCTACTAGACAATGGCTCGCTTGCTCACATTGGGTTTCTTAGGTGTCGTGGCTCGCTTCAGGTCTTTGGGTTTCTAGGCTGATGTGGCTCGCTTTTCGTTTTTGGGTTTCTTGAACCTGGTGGCTACCCCTCGAACGCCCAACCTCGTTCTTTCGGCGCGATGATGTGCGCGTGCCCGAGCATCGCCTCGGCGTAGAGCGGCGTCGTCCGCAGCCCCGCCATCGTGCGGCCCACCATCCAGTAGTCCGCCAGCAGATGCTTCATGACCGCCCGCAACGCCGCGCCGTGCCGATGCGACGGCTTCGTGTCCTTCCACGCGCACTCCACCAGCGCGCCAGCCGTGTTGCGTGTCTTCACGACCTTCTCCGACACGCTCAGGCGCAGCTTCGTCCTGTCGTAGACGTCCCGGTAGCCGCCTTCGCCCAACTTCATCATCACATTGGCGCTGTTCCACAACACCGTGCGCAGCACCTTGTTTCCGCCCCAGCCCGTCGGCACCTGCGGGTCATCGTCATGCCGCGAGGGGACACTGTAGAAAGCCGGCCCACGCGCCACCCGCCGCGTCTGCTGCGCCGGATTCTTCTCGTAGCGCTCGTGCGACGGCCGGTCCAGGCCGACATACTGCCAGAGGGACGACGGCGTCGGCGCCTTCTCTAGATCGACGTAGGCCGTGAGCGCCGCGACCGTGATGGGGCCGAGCCCCTTGACGGCAATCGCCGCTCTGACGAACGCATCGGGGTAGGACTTGATGGCTGCCGTGAGCGCCTTGTCGATGAGCGCGATCCGCGCCTCGATGGGTTGCAGATGCGCCTCGAGGAACGCGGCGGTCTCCGGGTGCTGATGGTCGATGCGGCGCTTGTATGCTTGGAGTTGGTTGTTCTCCTTCAGCAGCAGCTTCATCATCTGCACGCGGTCATCGAAGAGCGACTTGAGGCCGTCAAGCGCCTCCGTGCGCGTCCGCAGGATGCCGTGATGCGCCATGTGGGCCAACGGCGTGACCACCCGCGTGTTCTTGCGCGTGTAGGTGCCACCCTTCGCCTTGGGCGTAATGCGATCTGGATCATTGAGCGACGGGTCGATGGCGAGTGGCTCGCCGCTCAGGGCGCAGAGCGCATCCTGCTCGACGGCGATGCTGGTTTTCAGTGGGTTTAGTGACATGTGATTCCTCGCTTTGCGATTGTTGATAATGAATAATGGGCCGTTTCTTTCCCACGGCCAAAGTCACCGCTGTCTGGCGATGGCCTTGCGGTTGCGGCCTTGTCTGCTGCCAGATGCATCCGATAGGCGACGCGCCTCCCCTATCGGCTGTGCTCCCGTAGCGCGCTGCACAAAACTTGCTACTTGCTCGCGAGGGCCTCGATGCAGGGTCTGCCGATCTCGAGGCGTTCGTCCCCCGAGAGCGCCTTCACCTCCTGAAGGTCGACCTTGCGCCCGTTGTCCTGCTCGAAAAAGATCTTGATAGCGGCGACATTCGACAGCTCGGGCATTCTGACTATTCCTTACCTGCGGTATAGACCGCCTTGTTGTTGACCCACACTGACGTCCCTGCGGGCTCCGGCTCGCCATCCATTAGGCGTTCTTTGGTAATCGAACTCAGCGACGCCCAGGGAAGTTGAAGCGATTCGAGAAGACCATTATCAATGCACCACTTCTGAAGCGCAGCCCGGTCCTCGACCTTCACGTAGGGCTCGACCTGCACACGCACGCTGCCGCCTGAATCGAGCTTCAGCGACGTGATGCCCTCGACATCGAATTGCTCGACCAACATCTGCGTGATGGCCATAAGTTTGAGGTTTTCTGCTGAGAGGTCCCCCTCGATGTCCTTGATATCATCTCGGATGACCGAATAAGCGTGCGCGAACGTGCTAGCGTACAGGTTTGGCAGCTGGGCACGAAGCTCTTGCTTCATCTTCTCGACGCGGTCCTGATAGCTGGGCTCAGTGCCGAGGTGCACTGGCTTGCCGGCGAGCGCCTTGACGTATTTTCCGACTGAGGGCTTAGCCATGCGGCACGCGCTCGCTTTGCTTCGGCGCTGCGGTCTCGCCGAGGATGTATTCGACGTCGACAACCATGCCGGGCGTTACGAGGAGCCAGTTCTCTTCGAGGAAGTTGTGAACGACCTGGAAGGTGCGTCCGCTCCAGTCGTAGACGTCGGTGTATGCCGTGTGCCCGGTGAGTGGATAGAGCATGATGCTGCTCCCGGCAAATCCGTTTGCGGCTTCATCTGACCAGCCAGCGCGGCGCAGTAGCCACTGCTCCTGTTGGTTATCTGAACTGAGCTTCACCGCAAGCGCCGGAACGAACGTTCCCCGGTCGCGGATTTCGATCATCTTGGACTCCATTATTCCTCCTTCGCTTCGTGAACGAAGACCAGCGTTTCGATGGCGCGGGTGATGGCGACGTATCGGATGTTGAGCTCCTCTTGGTTGTGGTCGCGCAGCGTGTCAGCGAGAATGAAGACGCGCTTGGCTTCGAGGCCTTTGCTGCGGTGGACCGACGAGCAGGTGATAATCCCCGCGTCGCCCAGCCCGTCATCAGTGAAGAGCGTTTCGAGCTTGAGGATCGCGTCGTCGACGCTCGTGCTTTCCTCCGCAATCGAGGCGAGCATCGCGGCCTGGTCGTTGACATTCTCGATGCGAGCGCGCAGGGCATCGTCGCTGCCCGTGAAGCGAGCTTTGATCCGCGTCTCCTCTTTCTTCGCCCAGGCGTTGATGCGCAGCAGCAGGTCGGGCACGCTGCGGGCCTTCAGCTTGCGGATGAGGGCGATGAGCCCTTTTCCAATCTGCTTGCCCGCAATGCGCGTGCGCTTGCCGCTGCGCAGCAGCTTCATCGCCGTGCTGACGAGCGGGGCATTCAGGCGCGAGAGGATGAAGTCGCCGGGGCCGGCCTCGCCCACAAGCCTGGGCATCATCAGGTGGCTCACGTCTCCCGCGCAGTTCCCCGCAGCCGCCTCGAAGTCAGGCACCAGCTGCTGTGCCAGGGCAACAATCGCGTGCCCGCAGCGATAGGTCGTGCGCAGCGGATACTCGACCGCGTTCAGCTTGGCCTTCAGCCGACCGAGCGAGCCCGAGTCAGCTCCGCGAAAGGCGTAGATCGCCTGTCTGTCGTCGCCAATGATAATCATCCGTCCCTTGCAGACGCGTTGTGCAAGCTCAAGCTGCGCAAGGGTCATGTCCTGCGCCTCGTCGACGATGACCGCCTCGTATGCCTTGTGCGTCCAGTTGTTGCGCAGAGGCAGGAAAATCATGTCGCTGTAGTCGATGAACGCGGGCTTCGAGGCAGCGGCGAGCACCATTGCCTGAACAGCCTTGTCACAGACGAAGCTGAGACCGTAGCCCATCTCCTCCCAGGACTCGTCGGGCGCGCACTCGAACTCAAGCGCGAGGTCAGTGAGGTCTGCGCCGTGCATGGCGAACGGCGCCGTTTCGCGGGCCAGCGAGTGCAGCTTCGAGATGAGGCGCTTGATCGCGTCAGGTGCCTTCGGCGCAGCCGCGTGCGTCAGAATATCAGCGCGGCTGACCGGATGCCTCTTGAAGTCGTAGACCCCGACATTGTCCCAGAATTTCACGACGATGCCGAAGCCGACGCCGTGCAGCGTCTTCGCAACCACCTGCTTCGATTCGGGCATGCGGCGCACGCCCTCGAGGGCCGTGGTCGTCTTGCCGGTGCCTGCGCGGGCGACGATGACCACGTTGCTAGTGCCGTGCTCGAATTCGCTGTAGATGTCGAATTGCTCGTCGGACCAGGAGATGCTTGCAGGCGGAGAGCCAGCAAGGGTTTTGAGCCGCTTGTTCAGCTCGTCGGCGATTTTCTTGTTGAATGCGCACATCAGGATTGATGTGGCAGAGGTGGGCGTGCGTTGCGTTGTGTCCATCGGACCTCCAGTTGTGTGGTGCGTCTCATTGCGCACGCGAAACAACTATAGGAATTCTACTTTGAGCTGAAAGGAATGTCTAGCACTATTTATGTCTCATTTTAGCACAGTCCCGGAGTCCTGCCCCCCCGTTTGACGTTGATCGATTATCACTCTTCCTCCAGCGCTCTAACCCACGCACTTGTCGTCCACTCGGCCATGCTCTGTTTCGTGCGTTTCGCCTTCACGATATCGGTGTCGATGGTCTTCTGCCCAGCAGGCCCGACAGCCACAATGTCGTAGTAGCTGATGACATGCGTTTGTCCAGGGCGGTCGACACGCGCCTCTGCCTGCTGTGCCTTCAGCAGCGCGTAGTCGTAGGAGCAGTTGACGACGGTGTGGCAGGCTGAGAAATTGTGGCCCATGCTGCCGGTGCCATAGGTTGCTACGAGAAAAACAGGTCCATCAGGCGCAGTCGAAGGGTGGAGCAAACGGAGCGCAGCCTCGCGCTCTGCACGCTTCTGACCACCGGCAAGGTAATTGATATTTTCATCCGGAATCTGAGGAAACAATTCGAGGACTGCGCGCAGCATCCGGAACAGCTCTGGTCGAAAGCGGCACCACACAAGCAGCTTGAAGTCAGGCTCTGCGGCCAGACGCTCTGTGAAAAACTCGAGAACCCAGTCGAGCTTCTCACGCCCGATAGCCTGCACCGGCTGCACGGTAAGGTGGCGCGTCTCGCCTCCGGCCGCAGCAACCCACTCAGGGGATTCCCCAAACTCAACCTCGTCGTTCTTGATAATCTCCTCGATACCCCCTACGAAGCCACTCGTGATCTGCGCAAGGCGCAGCGCCTTCGTGATGGCTTGCGGCGCAAGCGTGCCGACGTTTTCGCGCAGCATCGTGACCATGTCGTCGCGCATGCTTTTGTAGGCGGTCCAGGTCGTCGGCTTCAGCGTGACCTCGCGGAGCACAGGCGGAAGAGCCTCGGGCAAATCGAGGCAGTCCTTTTTCAGCCTACGCAAGACGTATGGCGCGAAGCGTCGTTGAAGGTCATCCAAATTTACCCAATTTTTCACCTCAGGGAACCCGCGGTAGGTCTCCATGATGGCGTAGCGCGTACGAAACTGCGTCAACCACCGGCATTCGAGGATACCAGGGTGGAGCAAGTTTGCCTGGTTCATCAAATCGATAGGTGTATCGCCGTAGGGCGTGCCATTCATTAGCACAACGCGACCGCACCGCTTGCGCAGCTGCGCAACCGCCTTAGATTGAGCGCTCTGCATGTTTTTCACAAGCGACGATTCGTCGAGCACGAGCAGTGTCTTCGGGCCGCAGTAGGAAAATAGCTTGCTTACGCGTAGCTTGTTTCTCAGAAACTGGTAGTTGCTCACAATGATACGGAGTTGACGCGCCGTGCCTGCCCAGTTGCCGTGCTTCCATTGGCGGATCTTGGCGTGATACTCGGATACCTGTGCGGGAATGGCGGGAAAGAGATGTGCCGCCAGTTCACCTAGATACGGATCATACCATACTGGTCTAACATCAGCAGGGGCAATGACAATGACGCGGTCGATTGTGCCGGCCCGAAAGAGCAGTTGGGCAGCCACGATGACCTGAAGTGTCTTGCCAGCGCCGGGCTCGTCGAACAGACCGACATATGGGTCGTCGATCAGCTTCTTGATTCCAATGACCTGATGAGCAAACGGCGTATATCTGCACTCGTCTAGCCCGAGTGACACACGCAGCGCTTGCACGCGGACCGGTTCGACAGGCGATGCAACAAGGAATAGATCGTCGATGCTGCTCATCTGAACCCTATCAAACGCCACAAGGCATCTAACGCCTCGAATATGAGATCCAGAACAAATATCGCGGTGAAAAAACCGAGGGTGAACCTCCACGAGCTGTTGTTAATCGCTCCCCAAAAGTAATTCCACCCGTCGCGGAAGGTCCTCTTGGGCATCATTGCGCCGCATCCCGGATGACCTGCCGCGCCCTGATGCGGGCCTCCCGCGAGGTCGTCGCGTCGTAGTCGCGGGTGAGTTTCTCGATGGCCTGCTCGCGGATCTTTGCGCGGTCGCCCTCGGTTATAGGGCGAGCATGTCGCACGACGGAGCTCGTGTCGTCTTCGACGGCACACGAAGCAGAAACCGAGGTGAGGCGCCCCAGCGAGGCGAGAATTGCCGCGTTCGTAGTCATTCGTTCTCCTTGCGTCCAGCAGCTTGTGTATGCGGCTGATTCTGCATAGCCTCGATGGCTTTTAGGTCTGCGCACGCCTGATAGAGCATGCGGCGGATCACAGGATTCTGCGTATTCGCAGCAGCTGCCGCGAAGTGATAGGGAGCAAAACGGGCTTTGGGGTTTGCGGCAATAACCGCCGGACTTTTGTTCATGCACTCCTCGTCTTCCAAATGAACCCGTTTCTATTCACGCGCCGCGTTGCGCCCAGCGAGTGTTTTATGTGGTTGGTTGTGTAATAGATATCACCGCCTGCCCACGATGAAACCTCATACCACGGCCCTCCACGACGAAGCTGCACGAGATCGCCGGGCTCGAGGGCTGGGTAGCGGATTCCGGTTGTATAGTCGTCGACCATCTGCGCCGCGTTGACGATGTCCATCGAATCGGCGAGTTTATCAATCAGGTTCTGGCGCGAGACAATGCTGTTCATGCGGTTGGTTCACCTGCGCTGCTCGGAGGTTTCACCGGGTAGACGCCCATCAGTGCAGCCTGTAGGATGTCCTTGACCTCCTTCGGAAACTCGGCACCGATGACCCAGCGCATATAGCCCCGGTCTAGTGTCTTCAGCGATACCGGTCCGTTTTTCGCCCACTTGCCGAAGGCGATGCACGCCTCGCCATTATCATTCCAGACGAGTTTTCCGTCGGCATCGATGGCGTTTGGGTTCTTCGGAAAACAGAGTGCTGAAAGCTCAGCCACCGACCGCGGCATATCAGGCCAGCGGCGCAGCTGGCCCTCAAACACGATTTCAGTTGCCTGCACGTCGACGCCGGCATCGTGCGCATCAACAAGCGGTTCTTTTTCGTAGTCCTCATAGAGGTTGCTCAACGAATTGGGGCGCATAACCCGCTGGATTATCACTGTGTCGATCATATGCCCTTTCCATCTCCAGGGCACGTTGACGCGCTCACACTGCGCACGGAAAAAGTCCACGTCAAAACGCACGTTATGCCCACCGAGATCGATGTTAAGCATGCGAGGTACGAGGGCCGAAGCGATGGCTTGAAATGTCGGCGCGTCCTTGACCATCTCATCGGTGATGTGATGCGCATCGCTGTTCAGAATCGGCACGCCAGGGTTTATGAGCGTCTTCCAGCGCACAGGCTCCTTGTCAGGGTCATGCGCTGTAATGCCGATCTGAATGATTCGGTCCTTCACTGGGTCGAACCCTGTGGTTTCGAGATCGAAGATCCCGAGGGGCCGCGTAAGCGTGAGGATCTTGGCGAGGTTTACGAGGCGCATTAGATGATCCTTCCGCTATCAAGCTCTGTAAGCACACGGTCTCGGTAGAACGTCAGCGCTCGCAGACCGAGATTGAGCGCGAGCATCGCTTCAAGCTGCGCACCGCGTGACTTTGTCCAGCCATCAAGCAGGATGATGCCGTCGCAGGTGACGAGAGAACCGATGTCTGTGCGCATATAGTTCTCCCATGACTCCGCGCCGTCGGGCGGAAAGTTCTCGTGGGGCGAGATGATGGTGAAACCTGAGCTACGCAGAAGCTTTGCGGCGATCTCGAATGCCGGGTAGTTGAAATCCGGTATTCCGCTCATGGGGCCGCAGAGATAGTAGGTCACTCGTCGTCCTCGCTTGTTTCGTCGTCGTCGTCGACATCGTCGACATCGTCGTCCTCGTAAAACTCCTCGTCAAACTCCTCGGCGTGCACCTCGCACAGGTGCAACTTCTTTCCTGTGTCGTGGCGGATTTCAGTGGCAGGGTTGTCGCACCAGTCGCAGGTTGTGGTTGCCATTATCACTCTTTCACGAGGTTATCGAGGGCGTCTGCGGCCATCCGCGAGACAGAGATTCCAGCCTTGATTGCTTTGTCTTCAAGCGCGCCTTTTGTCTTCTCGCTGACAACGACGCCGACGTGGTGCGTCCGGTTTGAACGTTGAAGCGGTACCCAGGCGCCGGCCTTTTTCAAGATCTGGTGAATACGCTGTTTGCTGAGCCCAAACTCTTTTGCACAGGCAACTTGGCTGTTATCTGCGAGGTAGTACGCGACAACTTCCTTATTTCTGTTACTGTGGAATTCCTGCGTCATGAGGTCCCTCGCATCAACATGATTACACTCAGGCAGTTTGTGCCATCTTGAAACAACGCAGCCGTCATTGCGTCCTTCAACAACAACACAACCGTTTGACCGGTTGCAATCTCGAGGAAGTCAAGAACGTATTTGCCGTTCATGCAAACCTTTAACGGAGGTCCTTCGTAGTGAACTGGCAACGTTTCATCAGCAGACCCGACGCCGACACTCGCCGAGTACAACTCGAGATTTCCTTCAGTGAAGTTGAAATACACTGCACTGTTTTCTTCAGCGGCGAGAATGACGCGGCGCAACGCTGCCGTCAGCATTACTCTCTCAAACTGCACCTTGTTCGCGTTATCGCGTGGCACCATGCGTTCGTAGGCAGGATATTTGCCCTCGAGTGTGCGTGACGTGAGAAGTCTGTTGTTGAGAGAAAAAAACAAGTGTCGTGGACCGATTGTTGCCTCTACTGTGCCAGCACCAAGATGTCCATCAAGGAGGTCCATCGTCTTTGTGGGGATTACGACTTGGAGTTCTGGTCCTGCATATGCTGTTGTTGCAAGCACCATGCGTGTCCCATCAGTTGCCACCATTGCAGCACCGCTTTCAGTCAGTTTCAGCAGTGCTCCCTGAAGGATATGCTGTTTTGCAACCGCCGAAGTGGCGTGACGGACTTTGTTGATGAGCCCGTTGAAAGACATTGCATCGAGTGTGTATGTCTCGCCCTCGATAGCATGCTGAATAGGAAAATCCTGAACTGCTTGTGACTGAAGACGCGACTTGAAGGTGCCGCAGCGGATCATGACTTGCTTGTGCTCTAGAGAGATTGTCACGTCAGCATCAGAAAACTGCTCAACCATCGCGAGCAGTTTCGCTATAGGCAACGCGAGTGAACCAGGTTGATCGATGCGCGCCTGACACTGCGTTGACAAACCACATTCGAGATCGGTCGCATATAGCGTCAGCTCCTCATCAGCAGTGAAAAGCACGTGACTGAGGATGGGAATCACTGGCTTTGAGGGGACGATCTTATTCAGCAGTCGCAGTTCTGCAGCCAAGTGTTGCGAGTTTACAACGACATTCATCCGTTCGCCTCATTCCCTAAACACGTCCAACCGGGGCGCTGTCGACGGGCAAATAATTCGCAATACGGCCCGTCGAACAATGTCTCGATTATACCATAAAAAGTCTCTGGTTTCGCTGAATGTTTTCCGACAATAGCACTAATCCCTTCAAGGTCGACGTCAGTCACAAATGTCGAGCGAACAGAGTGGCTCTTGACAATCGGACGACCGCGCATTGCGATCAAGCAAATTTCGTGCTCTGCGCGCACAACACGGCCCATCCCAAACCAACGATTGCCGTTCGAGGTTTTCTTGAGCCACACGACCTCGCGCTGCGGTTGGTCAAAGCCCCACGCATCGATTACGCGTAGTGCCTCGGACTGCATCGATGCGACACGCCACATAAACAGCACGCAATCATCTGCTAGCGGCGGCAGAGGAAGCCGGCAAAGGTCTCGGATCGACAGCAGCGGGTAGTTACTTGCTGCTCCTCGGTTCTTGCCTGGCAGCTTGTCTCTGAATGGCCACGGAGGGTCTGCGCAGAGAACGCGAAAGGGTTCGTTCATACGCGGTGCACCTTGCGCAAATAGTCGATCACGAATTCATTGTCATGACCGTCACTGAATAGTTCTGACTTCGTCGTTGCATTACGCCCGAAGACCACGCTTCCCGGATGTACGATGCACGTGCGCTTGTTGTTTATGCTACGCTCCCAGAAAACAAGATACCGACAGTGCCCCGCGGCGGCGAGGCGGGAAGCTGTGACCACTTGAATACCTCGCGAGGTGAACTCCGGCGTCGCGTGCTTCAATTCCAACCATGACGTAATGCCGTTGCCGGTAATCGACCAATCTGGAATCCCACTCGCGATATCTGTGTGAGAGATGACCACGAAGTGCGGCAGCGCACGTTCGATGGCTTCCTTCAACGATGCCTTCAGCACGCCTTCGCGTTTGCTCACTTCGCCTCCGCCCAGTTCTTCCCCTCGCCGCACTCCCAGATAACCGGTACACGCAGTGGAAAAGATTGCTCGTTCAGGATTGTCTTAACGCGCTCAAGAGTCTCGGGTTGCTGAGCATCGCCACCTACAGCATCGTGGACCGTCATGCGCATAAGAAACCCGGTATCCTTGCGCGCATTGTGAAGCTCGACGAGCTTCTGCTTCATAATGTCTGCACCGCTACCCTGGAGCACGCGGTTGAGACCGATGTAGGTCTTGTAGCTAGTAGGGAATCGCGAGCGTCGGCCGATGATCGTCTTGACATAGCCCCGGTGTGGAAGCTTTTCTCTGTGGAATTTATCACTCTTCCGGCAGTATTTGTCGCACTCAGGTTTTGCGAGATGCGACGCTCGGTCAAGTAGCTCCTCGCCCTCCGGCATCATCTGCTTGTATGCCGCCTCGATCTCGTGAATCTGCTTGAGCCGAGGGTCGTTCCAACGGCTCGCAGCGCGTATCTCATCGCCCTCTGCCTGCGTGATAAATTTCATCATGATAGCAAGCTTCACGGAGCGTGCGCCGTACTGCCGGGCGAAGTTGAAATTTTTCTGATGCCCGTAAAGCATATCTGCTTTGTATTGCTTCATCATCTCCCACGTCATCTTGTGGAATGATAGACCGGGGTCCTCCTTGTATGAAGCAAGCACCTTGGCGTTGCCGGCAAAGTGGGCAAACAGCCGGTATTCAATCTGTGCCGCGTCGGCCTCGAGATAACACCCGCTACGCGGAACAAAGAGACTCCTCGGAAACCACTCATCGCCGAATACGGATGAATGATTATCGTAGTTTGGAACCTGCTGCACGTAGCCAATGCTGAAGCGGCCCGACACGGTGCCGCCCTCGTCGCCGCGAAGCTGGTTAATCTCAAACCGTAGCACGTCGCCGTCAAGCTTGCTGCGGTAGGCTGCGAATGTCTTGCTATTTAGGGAAGCGATTTGCCCAGCGAAAAACGCTTTCTTGATAAGCGGGTGCTCAACAACGCCGACGACACTTTCCGCATGGCTGTCGCCAAGCACTAGATTGCACTTCTCGAACAGACGCTGCCACGCTTTCGACGTATGATCGAATGCGAACCCAGCCTCCTCGATAATCTCGCGCATCAGTTCGCCGTGTCTGACGGTGCATTCACGGCTGTAGCGCTCGAGGAGCTCGACGTCGATGAGGGCCCCGTTCTTCTCCATTTCAACGACGGATGGAATGACCGAATCCTCGAGGGCCTGGACCCTCAGCAAATCCTGCTCGATAAGCTGCGGGGCGAAAACATCAAGCAACCTACCGACCGTTAGCGCGGTGTAGCGTTCGCGTTCAGCCACCTCGGCGGCGTGATAATCCGAGTGCCGTGTTTCGTCGACACGCGGAACCCCGACACTATCTTTCAGGTATTCCGCAGCGAGAATGTCGAGCGCAAACCGCTTGCGGTGGTCGTCGAGAAGCGCGGCGCTATGCTGTATGTCTGAAAACGTGCAGCCCTGCGCCTCGAGGTCTACGCCCCACTCACGTGCGTGGTGGATATCGAACTTCGTCTTTGAGTTCGTGATCTTCTTGCCGCGCACCTGTTCCTGCATCCAACGCTTGATAATGGCCTCATCAAGGTTGCCTCCACCCTTGAACGCGAAGGGAAGGAAGCGCACAAGCCCGCCATCAGGTGTTGCGATTGTTACGCCGACGGGTCTGTGCCCGTGCGCCCAGTTAAGGCCCGAGGTGGCGAAGTTGAGAATGATGTGATCAATGCCGGTGAGGTCAGGTGGAGCATCAGGTGTAACTTCGACGTGGCTTGTAGAAACAGTGTCAAGAAAACTTGCAAGTGATTGAAATGGCACTGTGGCGGTTGGCTGGCACTGTTCTGGTCCACCGTCGTGCACTTTTCCGCACCACGAGCACGGTACGACAGCATCAGCCATCGTCAACAGTATTTCCTTCATCGACTTAACCGAAGCACGCTCTGTATCGGTCAACGCGCTTGAATTATCACTCACGATAAACAAGCGTCCGTCGCGTATGACAAGGCGATGCCCGCGGCGCTCGAGGTCTCGCTTCAACATCTTGGCGTCAGCCAGTAACACATCCTGGCCAGAGAGCGCTGGGCGGCTCTCTGGCCGGCCTAGGGCTGAGTTTTCTATGCTGTCGAGGGCTTCCTCTACCAGGGCGGGAGCCGCGGCTCCTGGGGCTGGGGACAGGGGTTTTGCTATCTCAACAGTAGGACGGGAATCCGAGAGAAAATCGAGGGCCGAGGGACCTGAAGAGATTGCGACTGGCTGTGTTGTCGCTGGAGCTGGAGCTGGAGCTGGAGCTGGAGCTGGAGCTGGAGCTGGAGCTGGAGCTGGAGCTGGAGACGCGCTCATCGAGCCCCACCCATTAGGCATTGCATCCAACGTCATCTCATAATCAGATACATCTGAGATGACAACATTTGGACGAATGATGAGCGCGTTGTTCCGAAAAAGACGGTAGTCGACGCTGTGCTGCCAGCGTCCCCATTTTCGTTCAATCGTCGTGCAGTCTGGATGCTGTTCGGCAAGCGAATCAGCCATCAGCCACCGACCGTCTTTCGCGAGGATCGTGCGTCCGTCTTCACACCGTGCCGTCGCGTCGATCGTACATACATTACAGGCTGTAGTGTGCGCGCCCCACTCTGCGGTAACAGCCTCGGCGCCAGCGTAGAGGTGATCGGTATTCCCGCCCTTCATTGTCAATGTGGGTGTCTTGTAGACAAGAAAGGCATTGAAGAGGGCTGTCGCGTAGTTGCCTCCACGGCCAGCATCGCGTAAGTCAAGACCGTCTTTCAGCACACGCAGCGAGAGGTCCGTATCTTCGTTATAGCGCCCTCTCCAGCGGTATGGGAGTGCGTTATCGATGAGCAGGTTACTGTAGCAACGCGTGTTCATCGTGATCGGCTTGATCTTTGCGCCCTGCTTTCGTGGTGCAAAGTAGTCATAATTGTGTGCGGCGAGCGCAAGGTTTTCGTAGCGGTCGACCCAGTCTTCTATGGCGCAGATCGTGATAGCTGAATCGACTTCAACTTTGACGTTGTCCTGAAAGCGGCAGAATCCCGAAATGTTGTCGTCAAAAATCCAGTGTCTCGCAGCACCGCTTGCGATGGCGTGTTCCCAGCAAAAATTTCGTGCTGGAATGCCGCCCTGGCCGAGGTTACTGAAGGGTGTGACGAGGATTTTGGAGGGATCGATCACCGCGGCGTATTGCTCGTATTCCTGCGGCTCAATGACAATGTAGTACGGCACCTTAATCCACTCGAAACACTTCGCCGTCAACCTCGACTCCCACCTGCTCTTACTGATGATGTAGAGCGGATAGCGCGGAGTATATACCTTCGAGGATGTGTAGACTTTCTCAGCCGCGTGATTGATGGTAGCCTGCGGGTGCCAGATGAACTTTGTGCGCGGTGTTAGTTGCTGGTTGATAAGTCTCGAAAATGCTTCTCGATCTGCGACGGTCTTGAAGTGCACAAGTAACGTTGTATTCGGCATCAGGTCTTGATGCGAATAGTCAGGCATCCCTTGCCAGGTAGCCTTCCAGCTTGGATCGATGTCAAACAATGCTGGCTGGTCCTCTGTACCAGGTAACAGCTCCTCTTCATCAGACATCAAATACTCCTTGCACGACTTCGGGGGTCCCGCTGTTCTAGCGAGAAGGAAACTAAGCTTATACCGACTTGAAAAGATTGTCCAGCTTTATTTTTCTTTTCTGAAAAAAATAAAAATGGCCCCCGCTTCCCACATGGGGGAAAGCTAGGGGCCATCCTGGTCGGCGGCGTTGGGCGGATATTTACAGCGAGGGCTGCGACTCGGTCGCGGCCTTTTCGCGGATCCGCGCCAGCTGCTTTTCGAGTCGCGCGGCCTTCTCGGCGAACGTCGCCTTCGGCTTCGCGGCGTTGGCTGCCTTGCGCTCTTCGGGCGTCATCTTGACGGCGGACTCGGCGAAGATGCCGTCGGGCACCTCGATGCTTTCCGGCGCCTGCTTGTCGGGGAAAACCGAGAGGGCGAACCGGAGAACGGTGGACGCGCCGGTGTAGAAAGCGGTCTTGCCGTTCTTGCTGAGGTTCTTGAGGGTGAGGGTCATGGTCTTAGGCTCCTGAATTGACGGGGTGACGGGTTCTTGAGAAGAGCTTACTACGGGCGCTGAACCTGTGTCCAGCGTTTTCTTCGTGCCCGGCTTCAATTTCTTTGGAGCCGAGATTCCGAGGGGCCTCACGGTGCCAACCGGAGGGGTTTTGCTGCGTCCTGCCATATTCATGAGGTGGCCTCCTAGCCTTTGAGTTTGATCCGTGTCTTGCCGTCGTAGAGCTGTCCGAGCCCGGTGCCGTATTTCACGCCGTTGTCGCGGGCGCAGCCGAGGCACATCAGCGCCCAGGGGCCGAAGGCCGTCTTGCCGTCGACGAAGTTCCTCGTGCCGAGGGGCTGCCGGCAGATGTCGCAATTCGAGTGGCTGCCTGTCCAGGTCACCGTCTTGTTTTTCACCATGACTACAGTGTAGCAGCGGCTGAAAAGAAAGTAAAGCGTTATTTCGTGGCCTGCTCTGCAAACGGGCGCGTAGCCTCTAGGGTGAAGAGAACCTTTGCGTTCTGCGCAAGCTGCCCGGCGAGGCTTGAGAGGGTGGTCGCGACGTTGGCGAGGTTGTGCCCGAGGTGGTCGCTGGGTTTGCGGCTGCCGGCATTTTGGAGCAACACGATGCCGCGCTCTATCTCGATGTTGTAGCTCTCTATGAGAATTTCCGCTTCCCGCCTCAGAGCTTCTACGAGCGCGAATCTGTCGTTTATCATGGCTATGGGTTCTCCTGTGTCTTGTTGATGAAACTTCCCCGTCACTTCACCTTCAGCCCGAAAGTGGTGCGCCAAGAGTTGGCCGAGCCACCGCGGCGTTCGACCTCTACAATGAGCACCTTGGCCTTGCTGCGGACTTCGTTTCTGCGGACTTCGTTCGAGGAGTGGAACAAGTCGATGGCCTCGCCAACGAGGTCCCAACACTGAGTGCATATCCACTCGCATGTGAACCGCTTGCAGTGAGCGCAGGAATAGGTCTTGGGGAGCTTACCCATCACTTCATCTCCAGTCCGTTTTTGCGCGGTGACCCTAAGAATTCCCTTTTGCGGTGAACTTCACGAACCAGTGCGACTGCGCAGCGACTGAGGCTCCGCCCCTGAACGACTTCCAGACCTCGCCGGTCTCGAGGATTGTCACGTTCGGGAACGCAGCGAGCACGCGCTCGGCGAGCATCTCTGCGGTGTAACCGTGGGTGAAGAAAAACCCTTCACGCACGGTGAAGATGTTGGCCTTGACCGACGCGCTGTCGGCGAGCAGCGTCCCCCGTACGATTTTCAGAGTCAGTGTGTCGTCCGTCATGGCTATGGATTCCCCTTGCAGCTAGTGCAGGGAAGTGCGATGCCTGAACGATGGGCAAGCATCTTTTTGCACTTCGGGCAAAGTGTAATTTTAGTCCCAGTGAGTTTGCTGAGGCTATCTGCGAAGGATTTGTCATTCATCATGACTACAGTGTAGCACAGGTTGAAAAGGAAGTCTAGCAACCCGGGAAGTCCAGCAGCGGGCCGGGCTAGAGGAAGAGGGTAGAAGCAGCGCCTTTACGTCTCTGGCGCCCGACTGGAGCGCGAACGGCTCTAGAGCTAGAGCTTCTCCTCTACAGCAAGAGAAGACAGACAGGGTGAGGCTGCTTACGGTAGAGCTGGCCTAGCCTGTCCGGAGCACGAGGATGCGGAGAATGTCGTCGCCGAAGACGAGCAGCCATCTGACGCAGTCGCGTGGTGTGTAGAAGTGCGCGTTGTCGGTCTCGCCGTTGCTGCGGATGAAGGCGATGAAGATGCCTGTCTCTGAGTAGACGGTTGGGTTCATGCCGGCTCCTTCTTGATTAACGAGGCGTTTTTTCTCTGCGTATCTGTGATGAACTTCCAGCCGTCTTCGGTGTGCGTGACAAATCCGGCGACTGTTTTGCTCTGTATGTAGACGCAGGCTGGAATCGTGAAAAAGGTATCAGGCTCGGCGGTCGCTTGTGCAGTCCGGTGGATGCCGTCTTCACAAAGGCAACGCTCGATCTTTGCAATCGAGCTGAACGGTCCGTCGGTGTAGTAGACACGCGAGCCGTTTGGGTCATCTCTGAAGTTTGTTGTCGAGGCGCGGTATTTCATGCCCATGGTTTTTTCCCCACTGTCTCTCTCCCGTGTCTGTCGATACGACTAGCCTTCGGCCACTGCACCACATCGTTGAAGCTGCACAGGCCAAGCGCATCTACACCAACATCGTAGCGCCCTGCTATCTTCCGCCCCTTGCCGTGCACATGCCCGTGGAGGTGAATGCTGCCGGTATCCATGCGGTTCCACAGCTCGATAGGATAGTGGGACAGCACGAGGTTGTGGCTTGGCAATTCGAGGTAGGGCTGCACGCTCGCGAAGACTCCGCTAGTGTGGCAGCGTGCTGGCGTGTCGTGGTTACCGAGGACGAGGTGGACTGTCTTGCAGTTCAGACGCCGCGCGAGTTCCTTGATATTCCCCTCGCCGCCAAACGACCAGTCACCAAGGTGGTAGAGCACGTCATCTGCCTGCACCTCCGCGTTGATGCGGTCAACAACCCAGGTGTCGTGGTCCTCTTGGGATGAAAAGTCCCGACAGCCGGTCTTATCGTTCCAACCGCTTGTACCACGAACGATGTTCTTGTGGCCGTAGTGTGTGTCTGCGATGAACCACATCATGGCGTGAGAATCTCCACGACGTTCCAGAGACCGCTGCGCGCTGTCACCTGGTATTCGAGGCGGACGCGGTCGCCAACCGTTGCGCCCAGCAGCTGCCTCCACGTCAGGATGAGCGAGCGCAGATGCTCGGGCGCATCAGGACAGAGGACCTCGTATTGTCCATAACCGAGGTAGGCCGTGACGTGGCCGATCATTTCCATTTGTACTCCTTCAGCTCGGTGCGACGCCAGTGCTTTTCGTCAAGCTGCGCGATCAGCTTTTCCCGGTGGGCGATGTAGTGCAGCAGCGTCTTCAGTGCCCACGCAGGGCGCGTGACGGGGTTGCGGAAATACTCGCGGTCGATGTAGGTCTCGCACTCGCGGATCGCCTTTTCAATCTTCCGCGTGTGGCGTGTCGTTGCGGTGGTTGACATCGGGCCCTCAGAATGAAAAGTCGTGGTAGGCGCTCCGGCTGTCGAGGCGGATTCGACCTCCCCCGACCTCTTTCCATGAGCCGTCCTTCGCTTTTTTCGCCGCCCGCTGCGGGCCATCGACCGTCTCGAAGCGGTATTCCTGCATCTCGCTCATACCGTTGGTGTCGGTGCGCGTGGCGAGGTCGTCGCTGAACCAGAAGGTCTTGCCGCTAGGCGAGATGCGGCGGATGGTGCCGGCGCTGCGGTCGGTCCAGCTCAGCAGCGTGATGCCCATGCCAACCTCGGGCGTGGGCTGGCCCTTCGTGCCTGACAGGAGGTAGTTGGTCATCGAGGTGGTGTTGGCTTTGCGTTTCATCATGTCTACAGTGTAGCAAAATTCTGAGAAAAAAGCTAGCGTAACATTTTCTGTGCACTCTCCAGACCGCGCCGACCGATAGTCATGGCATCCGCAGCAGCGCGGCCGCGTCGCTGTCCTTCTGTGTGAAAACCTCTGATACGCTGAAGCGGACTTGCACCGCGGCTCTTGAACTTGTCGTCGATATAGTGTTGCACCTTTGCTAACGCTCCACCAAGTCGCACAAGAGCGAGGCTGCTACCGATGCTGACTTCCTCGACTGCAGTCTGTTTTGTTTCCTCAAAGCGTTCGGCGAGTCGCTGAATGAAGGCGGTTGTCCAGCTTTCCTTGAATCCCGGTGTTTTGACTTGCCACTTCCCGGTCTCAGCAATCGATTCCTTCCCGTATTCTCCATACGCCTTGTTACAGAGCACGACGGCCGCCGGCACGAGCGTGCCATATACATATTCGGCGACAGTAGCGTGAGCCTTTGTCCCGACGAAGGTGATGCAGTTCGAGCCTGGGCGGATAAGGAACTTGCAGAGATGCGCGTGCGCGACGACGCTTGCGAGCGTCTCTTGCCACGCAATGCGTGACTTTTTCTCCTCGATACGATAGCGTGAAAGATCCACGAGTATTTGGACGATGGGGTCGTTGTCCGTATTCTTCGCGTAATCCAAGTCGCTCTGGCTGAGCTCGTGTTGGAGCATCATGCGGTTGAAAGCAGCGGCGAAAGCTTCGGCAGCTGCTTCGTTCCCGAGGTGTGCTTCACCGTCGCGGCTGGCCTGCATCTTCAACAACCTATCGATGACTTTCTGTCGGTGGTCTATACGCATGTTTGCGACGGCCTGTTGCATCTCGAGCTCGAAAGTTTGAAATCCGAGTCCATGGTTCATGTGCCTGAGATGCGCAAGCTCATGCGCAGCGGTTCTCCACACATCTTCTGGCGTCCGCGGCGCATCGACAAACTGTCCGTCAACAGTAGCGCGCATCACGAGGCGGATGATGCCGGTGTGTGTGTGCACTCACCAAGGCGGTTTGCCATGCCCTGCGTGGGCATCTGCAGTGCTTCGATCGTCTGAAGCGGAAGCGCGTAGTGCTTCGCGACGCGCCGCATGACGTCGGTGATTTCAGTGAACAAGAGAATGTCATCGGGGTGGAGTGGGAGGTGAGTCATGGGTAGAGTGTAGCACGCATTGAAAAGAAAGTCTAGTATTTCTTGGAAACCCGTAAGTGCTTTAAACAGTAGCAGTTAAAACTACTAGCTAGACCTCTCGTACGCTGCTATACTGGCAGCTTCTCTCTACGGCTTGGTTCGAGCGATATCTGGCTACCCTAGCTCTGATACCGCTCGCACACCAAAGTCTTTGTTAACAGACCTCCAAACTGTTGACAACGAGCCAAGTCCTCTTTTTATTGGATCCCCATGACATTTTACGAGTGGTTGCGTAAGCAAACCACGCGCACCGATGCTGTCGGCCTATTCGCCCGTTATGCGATGAAAGACAAGTTCTTCCCTCGCGAGATGTGTAAGTTGTGCGTTTTTTTACAGCGCTACGAGGGGCTCCCAGAACAACGCAAGTTGGTTATCGTCGCGCACCGTGAGTGGCGCCAGATGCGTGCGCAGCAAAAGCGGGGGCGGGTAGCGTGACGCTGCCAGGCGCTCGTGAGGTGGTCGAATCATACTTAGATCGAGGGTTCCACCTCGTCTTCTGGCCTGCGATTGATGACTGGAAAGGTCCACGCGAAGCCGACTGGCTGAAAAAGGGTATCGCCGGCGACTACACGCTTGACAAATACAAAGACGGTGACCGCGTCGGCATCATGCATGGTGTCGAGGTGTCTGTCGGCAAGTATCTCATCGATGTCGATATTGACTGGGCACCAGGGGCTGTAATCGCCAAAGCAATGTTGCCTGTAACAGGTATGGTCTGGGGACGTACGTCGAAACAGATTAGTCATTGCCTTTACACAGCACCAGATGTCGTGCCGATGCAGGTCTACAAAGACATTGGAAAAAACCCTGTCACACTGATTGAGTTTCGTGCTGATAAGCATCAGTCGATGGCGCCGCCATCTATCTGGCAGAAAGATACGAAGCAAGAACCTCTTGCGTTTGTGTTAAACGGCGTGCCGGCACACCTTTCAGCCGCGCAGATACTCAAAGACCGCACGTGTCTTGCAGCCATCGGAATGATTCTCGCGTTGCATCTCGGGCGTAATGGCTTCGGGCATGCGGTACGTTTGTCCTGGGCAGGGTTCCTTTTACGCGCAGGCATCAGTGCTGAAGATCTTATCGCGATGGGCAATGCGATGTCGCTCGTTTGCAACAACACAGAAATAGGGGACGTTCGAGGGGTTGTTGAATCAACAGTTGACTCGCTCGCGACGAAAGGTAAGAAAACTGCTGGCGGGCCGTCACTTGAAAAATTCATCGGCGACCAAGGGAAAGATGTCACCCGGCGTATCCGAGAGTGGCTTGGGCAAGACGGGTTTGTGATGAACGAGAAAGGCTCGATCATCGCGTCTGATGTTGGTAACATCCAACGTGCCGTCGAGTTGCTCAACTATACGACGACCTACGACATGTTCTCTGGTACGTCGCTCATCAATGGGCAGGAAATGACGACAGACCTGTTCAGAGAGATTCGGTTCAAGATTGAAATCACGCATCGTTTTCAGCCGCCAAAGGAATACCTCTACGAATCCATCGACTATCTCTGCTACGAGAATCGCTTTCATCCCATCAAAGACTACCTCGGTAGTTTGACATGGGATAAGACGCCGAGGATCGAGACTTGGTTAGTCGAAACCGCAGGCACTGAGAACACTGAATACATCCGTGCGGTCAGTGCAATCATGCTCATTGCGGCAGTACGACGTATCACACAACCTGGGTGTAAGTATGACGAGATGGTTGTGCTTGAGAGTCACGCGCAGGGTCTGAACAAATCGACAGCGCTCCGCACTCTCTGTCCTCACGAGAATTGGTTCTCTGATGACTTCCCGCTGAATGCAGACGGGCAACGCGTTATTGAGGCGACGAGTGGGAAGTGGATCATCGAAGCCTCTGAGTTAGTTGGTCGTAGAGCTGAGCGTGAGCACTTAAAATCAATGCTATCGCGACAGACTGACCGCGCACGTCTCGCCTACGCGCATACGCCAATCAATAAGCCGCGGGAGTTTATCATCGTCGGCACAACGAACAGCGACGACTATCTCGGTGACCCGAGTGGGAGCCGACGGTTCTGGCCGATACGCATTAAGGCGTTTGACGTCGTGAAGCTGCGTGAGATCCGCGACCAGCTGTGGGCTGAGGCTGTGCACTACGAGACGAAAGGTGTTTCGATACGGCTTCCAGAGAAACTCTGGCCTGTGGCTGGGGAAGAGCAGTCGCGCCGTAATGAAGAAAACGTGTTTCAGGACTTAGTACGCGAGGTGCTTATTGCACAACCTGTGCTTGGTGGGAGACGACGTCTTTCATCTGAAGTGTTGTGGACGGCGCTTGGTATCGAGTTGAAAGATCGGACGCGGCAATATCGGACGTTCTCTGATGTGATGACGCGTCTTGGGTTTCGGAAAATCACAGTCCGTGAGGACGATAAAGTCAAAGGCGGGTGGATCTCAGTACATATCGGTGATCCTGCACTGATGCAGGCGAATCAAATGGATCGAGAGCCTGACCGCGAGGTTGGAGATGATGATGGAGATGATGAGGGGAATAGTGGAGGGAGGAAGGGAGGAATCGACGATATACCGTTTTAGGAAGCCTCTTGTAATCGCTGTTTAGGAGATTACAAGATTACAATGTACAGAAATGGCACAGTTACCGAGGGTGTAATCTCCGTTGATGCAGTGTAATTACAGGCTAAGTGGTTTAGTTTGTTAGAGTTAGGTCTGGTGTAATCTTGTAAATCTGTAACCCGGGTATCCCAGACCTACATAGGAATGTTGTAGTCCATCCCTTGTAGTAACTCTAAGAGAAATAGAGATTACATAGATTACTAGATTACAACTGTAGGAAGCTTAAGGAATCCAGAGCAAACCTCTGTAATCTCAATTGTAATCACTGTAATCCGCACCTCGGCCACCCGGACCCGAAGCCCCCCCCCCAAAACAAGGCTAGACAAAAGTTTCAGTCTATGCTAGTCATTTTCCTCTGGACTTTTCTTCCACCTCGTACCGAAACAAAAAACTAGACAAAAGTTTCAGTCTATGCTAGTCGTTTTCTTCTAGACACGCGGGTCCAAGAAAAGCTAAACTTGCTCACGGCTATGGCGGAAAAGTTCCAATCCCTTGCGGATCTCCTCGGAACTGGCCAGAATTCTGCTGAACCTGAGCCACCTCAGCTGTTAGACTCCCTCTCCGAGCCGACCACGGCGGAAGACTTTGCGTCGAAGATCTTGAATTCGCAAGTCTTTCGCAGCTACATTATCAACGGTCTCACACTCGGCGAGCTCCCTTCGGCGATCATTTGCAGGCTGATGGATTACGGCTGGGGTAAGCCGGTCGAGCGCATCGTGCATTCTGCCCCTGACGGCGGTCCGATCGTTACGGTCATCGAGCGCGTGATTATCGACGCACGGCCGCAGCAACAGCAGGGCGAAGAAAAGGCGTATACGGTCCAATAATGGCCGAAAACTTCCAATCTCTCGGAGAGGCTCTTGCGCATCTGCGTGAAGTAGACGCGATGACCGCGTCTCTCGTTTCTCTTGCCGTTCCGGACCCGGCTACGGCTGAGCCGGCCCCGGCTGCCGGGCTTGAAGCTAACCAGCCGGCTAGTAGCCGGCCCCGGTTCCGGCACTCGGGCTTACTAGCCGGCTTGTTGGCTGCTGGGGTCTCTAACTTGCTGGCTAGTAACCCAAAGGCTACTGTTGAGATGGCTCAACTAGCCAGCAAGTCAGTGGCTAACTTGCTGGCTAGTAAGCCCGACTCAGCCATAGAGCTGACCCAACTAGCCGGCTGGTTAGCTCCGCTTGACCGCTACTTGCCGGCTAGTGAAACCCCTGAGAATTCTGGCACAATAAGACAGCGCGCAGCCGGCAAAGCTCGTGCAGCGAGCCAAACCCCAGAACGTCGCCGCGAGATCGCCATGCTCGGCGTTGCAGCGCGTAATGCGAAGCGTAGCGAACAACATTCTGGGACTCGTCCATGATCATACACCCATCTGGCAGCCGGAGGACGAGCGGCGATGCCGGCAGGAGTGCTGACGGGTAATAGCGGCGCGAGAACGCCTGGGGCCAATAGAGCACAGAACGGCGTGGCAAGCCGGAGAGACGGCTAACTTCATCAACCGCAATATCAGGAGATTCCATCATGGCCAGCACGAACCCCGACCTCGTCGCCACGCCCACACCGGGGCAGCCCAGCACGCCGGGCACGCCGAGCACGCCAACCCCGTCGCCTGCGCCAACCCCGCCGTCAGTGCCTCAGCCCTCGACGCCCTCGCCCTCCTCGACGCGCTGAAGCATGCCCACTGCCGCGACCACTAAATGAACGCCACCGCTGCCACCACCGACGCAAGGAAGCTGCGCATAGAGACCCCACGGGTCATGCTGCCGCTTCTCGCGCCCGCGAGGTACAAGGCAGCCTATGGTGGTCGCGGCGGCACGAAGAGTTGGTGCTTTGCGGACATGATTATCGAACGCATGGTCATGGACCCTGATTTGCGTGTTGTGTGCGTGCGTGAAATTCAGAAGAGCCTGAAGCAGAGCGTCAAAAACCTCATCGAAAACCGCATCAAGGCCCTCGATGTCGGGTATCTTTTCGAGAGCAGAGAGTCTGAGATCCGCGCTGTGAAGGGGTCGGGCACGATCCTTTTCATCGGCATGCAGCAGCACACCTCCGATTCAGTGCGCTCGCTCGAGGGAATTGATATTGCGTGGGTAGAGGAGGCGGCTGCGCTGTCGCAGAACTCGCTCGATCTGCTGCGTCCGACGATCCGCAAAGAGGGCTCGGAGCTGTACTTTAGCTGGAACCCTGAGTCGCCTGAAAACCCTGTTGACAAATTTTTCAGGGGTCCCGACGGTCCACCGCCCGATTCCGTTGTAGTGCGCACCTCGTTTGAAGACAACCCCTGGCTGCCGAAAACGCTGAGCGACGAAATTGCGTATGACCGCCGTCGCGACCCAGAGAAGTTTCAGCATATCTGGAACGGCGCGTACCTCAGTAAGTCCGAAGCCCGCGTCTTCAAGAACTGGAAAGTTGACGCCTTCGAGAGCCCTAAGGCGAGCGTCGGCGCGGACGGGCAGCCTACCGTGGTGTTCCTCTACGGAGCAGACTGGGGCTTCAGCGTCGACCCGAGCGTGCTTGTGCGCTGCTATGCGGTAGGCCGGACGCTCTATATCGACCAGGAAGCCTACCGCATTGGCGTCGAGGTTGACCACCTACCCGCGTTGTTCGACCAGGTCCCCGGCGCACGCGACTGGACAATCACCGCCGATAGCGCACGCCCTGAGACTATTTCCTATCTCCAGCGGCATGGATTCCCGAAGATGGTCGCTGCGACGAAGGGGAAAGACAGCGTCAAAGAGGGCGTGATCTTTCTTCAGAATTTCGACATCGTCGTGCACCCACGCTGCGTGCATACTGTCGACGAACTGACGCTGTACAGCTTCATCAAAGACAAGCTCACAGGGCTCGTGACGCCGGTGCTCGAAGACAAGAAAAACCACGTCATTGATTCTCTCCGCTATAGCGTCGAGAAACTACGCCGCGAAACCGGCGGCTTTGCGGTCTGGTAACCAATGGCCCTACTAGACACCCTCCGCTCGCTTGTCGCCCCTCGAGAGATGGTCCACCGCGCTGCGGCTGCTAACCCCCTCGACATCATCCGGCGTTTGCGCGAGGCCGGAGTGACCTTCAACGGCGCTCGTGATCTTTACGCCGTGCTCGGCTACGACCGCGATCTCTCGACGGCGGGGTTCTGCGACCGCTATGCACGCGGAGGACTGTCAAAGCGTATTGTTGACGTGTTCCCAAACGCGACTTGGCGTGGCGAGGTCGAGCTAATCGAGGATGAAGACCCTGAGGTCTCGACCGCGTTCGAGCAGACGTGGGATGATCTCGATATCAAGCACCAGATACAGGCAAAGCTGCGGCGCGTTGATACGCTCGCGGGGCTAAGCACGTATGCAGTCCTGCTGATTGGCGCGGCGGGAAAGCTAGACGAGGAGCTTCCGAAGGGCTCGCCCGACAAGCTGCTGTTTCTACAGCCCTATCTTGGTGGTGGCGGTGGCGTCCTCGAGACCACGAGTCGCAGGGCGGTCAGCACAATCGGTCTTGACGCAGCGATCAGCGTTCTGGAATACGACACAGACATCGCCAGCGAGCGCTATGCGATGCCGCTGTACTATCAGTTGCATGGGGCTGATACAACGCACGGCGTGCAACCCCGCGTGCATTGGTCGCGCATCATTCACATCGCTGAGGGCTGTTTGCAGAACGAGGTGTTCGGCATCCCCTCGCTGGAAGCGGTGTGGAATTTGCTCGACGACCTCGACAAGGTCACCGGGGGCGGCAGCGAGGCGTATTGGCTGCGTGCAAACCAAGGCATGCACCTCGATATCGATAAGGACCTAGCCCTCGAGGACGCAAAGAACCAGGTCGAGGCGCTGAAAGCGCAATCCGAGTCCTACAAGCACCAGATGACACGCTGGCTGCGCACGCGAGGCGTTACCGCTACGCCACTCGGGTCCGATGTCTCTGACTTCACGCCCTCGGCCGAGGGAATTCTCACACAGATCGCGGGCACGAAGGGGATTCCGAAGCGCATTCTCACCGGGTCAGAGATGGGCGAGCTGGCGTCATCGCAGGATCGCGAGAACTGGCGCGACCAGATCGTCGGCAGGCAGAAGGGCTATGCTGGCCCCTACATCATGCGGCGCCTCGTCGAGCGTCTCATTGCGTATGGCTATTTGCCTGAGCCAAAGAAGGGTCCACGCGAATATACTGTGCGCTGGCCGAACATTCAGGCGCTCACAGAAACAGAACGCATGGCGGGTGCTGTGTCCTGGGCTAGCACGAAGACGCAGGAGGGCGGCGTGTTCACGAACGCCGAGATCCGCGACAAGTGGTATGAGATGACGCCGCTGACGCCGGAGCAGCAGGAGCTCTCGAAGCCTGCGCCACCGCCGCAGCAGCTCGCGCCCGGCGAGGACCCCCTCGACGAGGATGCTGAGCCTGTCGATGGCGAAGACGAAGACGAAGACGAAGACGAAAGAAAATTCCCTCGCGCCGCACGCGCTACATGGGACATGGACATACCTCGCGGGGCGGAAGAAATGGTCCGCGTCCTCGAAGCCGCGATCATCGCCAAGAACCCCGACGTCATCAGCCGCATTCTCGGGATGGAAGAATAACATGGACCATGTGTGCGTTTTCTGCGGTGCCCTCGGTGACCATGCCATGGTCGGCATTGGTCGCAAAAACCTCGTTGATAACCAGGGCGTCATGGTTGCGCACCCGGTCTGCGGTGTGTGCCACAACAACCCATCGGACCGCCCTGTTTCGTACAAGCTACACTTCCACGGCCGCAGCCATGCGGTTGTGGCGGTAGAGACAGCGCGGCGGCTTGATGTGCTCTCCCGTTCTGGAAAGGACCTCTCGCTGTGAACCCTAACTCGCAGAACCAACGCTGGTCGCTCTGGACCATCCGTGTTACCCCTGCTCATAGCATACGCAGCGACGAGGAGTTCGCGGCGAACACGGCGAGGTTCATGCGTAAAGCCTTTGGCAGCACGACCGAGATGCGTGTCGAGAAGAACTTCTCTGGTTCGAGGGGACGAATCACTGAGGTCTTTATCATCCAGGTCCGCACCGAGGGGCACCCGGCGCACGACCCGGCCTATGTTTCGGTTTTCGCTAAAAGTTTCTTGAATTTTTTCACCGTCGGATTCGGCGTCGGCACTCTCGTGTCGACTGTCGCTGTGTTAGAAGCGGGCTCGGCGCAAGATGGCACGCCGTCCGCTCAATTGGTCATGTTGCCAGGAGTGAACATCTAATGGCGAACCTTCTCTACCCGAAGTTCAAGCAGGCGCTACTCAACAAAACGCACGATCTCGATACCGACGACATTCGTGCGGTGCTCGTCGACGCGGCCGACTACACCTATGGCGCCGCGCACGACTTCCTCGACGACATTGCTGCCGGTGGCCGCGTCGCGGTTTCTACCGCTCTGACGTCACCCACCATCGTTGACGGCGTCTTCGACACCGCAGACTTCTCGTGGGCTACGGTCACCGGCGACCAAAGCGAAATCATCGCGCTCTACAATCACAACGGCAACGGCGCGGCTGCGGATGCAGCGCGTCAGCTCGTGCTCTTCATGGACACTGGCATCACCGGCATGCCGATCACACCCAACGGCGGCAACATCAACGTCACCGTACACGCCAGTGGGTGGTTCGCACTCTAACCTAAGCGGTTCTTCATGGACAACACGGGAGTCATCACGTGGATTACGAAGCTGCTCGAAGGTGGCCCGCTCGCAATATCCGTAGGGGTATTCGTGGCGAGCTACTTTCGTCTTTGGATGTGGCGGACGGATCACGTCGAGGCGATCAAGGTTCAGTCAGATTTCTACGAACGCATCCTGGGGCTACAAACGAAGCGCATCGACGAGCTGACCGCCGAGCGCGGCAAGGGCACGCAGAGTTAGCCATGTGGAAGCGCATCACCGAGTGGGTGCTGAAAACATGGCGAGCGAGGGCCACGTCCCACGGTCTTCCCCCGGTTGAGTCTCTTCACAGCACGGCGTTTCGCGCACGGCTGAAGGTAGGCGAGCGCGAGGCCGACGAGCTGCAAGCAATGGTGGACCAGCTGAATCGCGACTACGCCAAGCAGAAGCATACGCGATGACAGTCAAAACACTCTCTGGCCCAGCCGCGTTCGCGCTAGCCCTGTTCTTGTGGGCCGTCATTCTGGAGCGCCTGCTGCCAAGTCGCTGGGAGACGTCCTTACACCTCTTCACCGGTTTTGCTTTTGTCACGCTGCTCATCAGGGACATCGGTTTGCACCACGCGTCTATGCGCCGGTTGGAACGTAAGTTTGACGATGCGCTGGAGGTAGTTCGACTGGCGAACGAATCCCGCTCGAAAGAGTTCTCCGATGCGCGTCATAGGATTGCGGAAATATCCGCGCAACTGAAGGCCAGAAACATCGAGGTCGACGCGGCACTCAGCGGCCAGACGGCTACGATTGTGGCCAAGATCGATGAGGGCACCGCCGCGTCTAAGAATGCCGCCGAGGTAGCGAATCACTCCAACAAAAAGATCGAAGATCTGAACCAGCGTCTTGTAGACGGACTCCTTCCACGGGCGCAAGCACAAGCGGATCGCATAGAACAGACGACCGAGGAAACCCTGGCCGCAGTAGAAGCTGTGGCAGGGTTAACAATAGCGGCTACGGAGCGCAAATGAATCTTCCGCATATCGGTGACGACGAAAAGGGCGAACTGGCGCAGGGCTTTGCGGTGATCGCCGCGCACGAGCGCGCCTCGCCTGATGGCGCACGCGTGGACCTGTGCATCCGCTACATCGAGGAGCGTCACGCGGGGCAGGGACACCACGCGGCGCTGCGTTCGATGAACGCGCTGCTACAGGCGTGGTACCCCGGCTCGGCGTCGCCCTACGATGTGCCGGCCGAGCCCGAGCCCCCTCCACCCACTCCGCTCCCTGCGCGTGTCGTGCGCCCACTGGTGGGACAGGTGAAGGCCGAGGGGCGCAGCTTCGGCGATGCCTCCGGGCCGCGCCTCGTGCATGGGTATTCGGACTTCGCGCTGCTGCCCAAGTGGCGCGAGAATCCAGACAAGGCCAAGCGCG